CACCAGGTCGTGCACGACGGCGACCCAACGTTTGCTGCTCACGTGAACTCCGCGGCGCGCCGTGAGGGCGAGCGTGGATTCACCCTGTCGAAGGGCAAGTCGCGTGGCCGGATCGACGCCTGTGTGGCGCTCGTGATGCTCCTGTGGCTGCTCGCATCACCCCCGGAGGTGTCCGAGCCCGTGGAGCCGATGATCTGGTGAGGAACCTCCTGACCCGGCTCGCCGCACGGCGCGCCGCGCTCCTCGAGACCGCCGGGGCCGCCTGCCTCGTCGTCGCCGCCGCCCAGGTCGCGCCCGCCGCCGCGTGGGCCGTCGCCGGCGTCGCGCTCGTCGTGAAGTCCCTCGCCATCCACAAGGACGCCGAGTGACCGCCCTCGGATCGCTGCTCCTCGGCCGACGATCCGCCGAGAACCCCGCCCGACCCCTCACCGACGTCACCCTCGTCGACGCGCTCGGCGGCGGCGGCATCACCGAGGCCGGCGTGTCGGTCACCACCGAGAACGCCTACCGCCTCACCGCCGTCTACCGGTCGATCGCCCTGCTCGCCGGGCTCATCGGCGCCCTCCCGCTGCAGTCGTACCGCCGCCAGGGAGACACCCGCACCCGGATCCGCACCGCGGTGATCGACAACCCGCACCCCGACGCCACCGCGTTCGAGGTGTTCGAGTACGTCGGCCAGTCCCTCCTCACCCACGGCAACGCCTACCTCGAGAAGCACCGCGACGGCCTCGGCCGGGTCGCCGAGCTCCACCCCATCCACCCGGACGCCGTGGTCGACGTCGTCCGCAAGGACGAGTGGCGCACCCCGACCAACAAGAGCGGCAAGCGGTTCTGCGTCCTCGAGGGAACCACCCGCTCCTGGTACACGCCGTGGGACATCCTCCACATCCCCGGCCTCTCCTACGACGGGCTCACCGGCATGTCACCCATCGCTCTGGCCCGCCAGGCCATCGGCGCCGGCATCGCCGCCGAGGCGTTCGGGGCACGCATGTTCGAGCGCAACGCCCTGGTCCCCGGCGTCCTGCAGACCGACAGCGAGCTCAACCAGCCGGCCGCCGAGCGGCTCCAGCAGATGTGGCGCGAGAAGACCTCCGGCGCCGCGAACCAGTGGAAGATCCCGGTGCTCGACCGGGGCGCCAAGTTCCAGCCGATCACGATCCCGCTCGAGCACGTCCAGTTCCTCGAGACCCGCAAGTTCTCCGTCACCGAGGTCGCCCGCCTCTTCGGCCTCCCCCCGCACCTGGTCGGCGACGTCGAACGCTCGACCAGCTGGGGGAGCGGGATCGAGCAGCAGAACATGCAGATGCTCACCTTCACGGTGGACCCGTGGCTCGTGCGCATCGAGCAGCGCTTCACCCGAGAGGTCGTGGCGGACACCAGCCAGTACGTCCGGTTCAACCGCGGCGGGCTCCTGCGGGCCGACACCGCGGCGCGGTTCATGGCCTACCAGCGGGCCATCAACAACTCCTGGATGAGCGCGGACGAGATCCGTTCGCTCGAAGAGATGGACCCGCTGCCCGACGGCCAGGGCCAGGTGTTCTACCGGCCCGGCAACGTCATCCCCGTGTCCCAGGACACCAACCCGGCCGACGGCCAGGAGAGCTGACCATGCCCACCGACACGATCGACGCCGCGACCGAGCTCGCCGCCGGCCGCCTCGAGGTCCGCACCCTCGCGGATCCCGGCAAGGTCCAGACCCGCGCCGCCGGCGACGACAAGGGCCCGGGCCTCGTCGGCTACGGGTCGGTGTTCGGCCAGACCTCCCGCATCGAGGGCTACTGGGAGGACTGGGACGAGGTCGTCGAGGCCGGCGCGTTCGCGAAGACCATCGTCGAGGGCGACGTCCGCTCGATGTTCAACCACGACAACAACTGGCTCCTCGGCCGCACCTCCGCCGGCACCCTCCACCTGTCCGAGGACGACGAGGGCCTCCGCTACGAGGTCGACATCAACGAGGCCGACCCCAACGCCATGTCGGTGCACGCCAAGGTCGACCGCGGCGACGTGTCCGGCTCGTCGATCTGGTTCCGCATCGTCCGCCAGGAGATCACCCTCCCCTCCGACGACAACGACCTCGAGGTGCCCCTGCGGCGCATCCTCGAGATCCAGCTCTTCGAGACCGGTCCCGTCGTGTGGCCCGCCTTCGAGACCACCTCGGTCGGGGCCCGCTCGATCGAGAGCCTCGACGCCACCCTCCGCTCGCTCGGCATCTCCAAGGCCGGCCAGCGCGCCGCCATGGCCGCCGACCTGCTCGCCGACCCCACCCGCGCCGCCGAGCTCCGCGAGCTCGTCGAGCGCTTCCAGACCGACCTCGGCCACGCCGCCTCGCCGGAGGCACGCGGCCACAACCCCGCCACGCCGCCCGTCGGGCACCTGGCGATCGACACCATCAACCGACGAGCCCGGGGCCTCGCGGCCCTCACCGGGCTCCCGCTCCCCGAAGGGATGTGACGCAGTGCCCGACATCAACCAGCTGATGGAGCGCCGAGCGACCAACTGGTCCCAGTACCAGGAGGTCCTCGAGCGGGCCAACGGCAACGACAGCGACCTGTCCGGCGAGGACCGGTCCCAGCTCGACCGGCTCGAGGAGTCGATCCGGTCCGACACCGCCGACATCGAGCGCCTCCAGCGCGCCGGCGAGCTCGAGCGGGCCATCACCACGGTGACCCCGCCCAGCCCGGTCGCCCAGGAGCGCGACGCCGGCCCCGGCGCCGGCGAGCAGCGCGACGCCGACTACGCCGCCGCGTTCGGCTCGTTCCTGCGGTTCGGCATGGAGCGCCTCGACGGCCCCCAGCGCAGCCTCCTGCAGGGCGGCTTCGTCGACGGCTCCGAGCTGCGCGCCGCCGGCGTCGCCACCGGCTCGGCCGGCGGCTACCTGGTGCCCGCCGAGTACCGGCGGGTCATGACCGAGACGATGAAGTTCTTCTCGTCCATGCGCCAGGTGGCCAACGTCATCACCACCGACACCGGCGCCAACCTGCCGTGGCCGTCGAACGACGACACCGGCAACAAGGGTGCGATCCTGGCCGAGAACACCCAGGTGACCGAGCAGGACGTCACCATCGGCACGACCAGCCTCGACGCGTACATGTACACGTCGAAGCTCGTGCGGGTGTCGCTGCAGCTGCTGCAGGACTCCGGGTTCGACATCGACACCTGGCTGCCCCGCAAGCTCAGCGAGCGCATCGGCCGCATCCACGAGCAGCACTTCACCACCGGCACCGGGTCCAGCCAGCCCGACGGCGTCGCGACCTCGGCCACCTCCGGCGTCACCGCCGCGAGCGCGACCGCGGTCACGTTCGACGAGCTGATCAGCCTCGTCCATGCGGTGGACCCGGCGTACCGCAACGAGCGGTGCCGGTTCATGCTCGCAGACGCGTCGGTGGCCAAGGTCCGCAAGCTGAAGGACAGCAACGGCCAGTACCTGTGGGAGCCCTCGACGAAGGCCGGCGAGCCGGACTCGCTGCTCAGCTACGCGGTGAGCATCAACAACGAGATGCCCGCCATGACCACCGGCAACAAGTCGATCCTGTTCGGCGACTTCTTCGCCGGCTACGTCATCCGCGACGTCACCGGGGTCCAGCAGCTGCGCCTCACCGAGCGCTACGCCGACTACCTGCAGGTCGGGTTCCTGGCGTTCCAGCGCAGCGACGGCACGCTCGACGACGCCGCCGCCATCCGGGCCCTCACGCAGGCCTGACCCACCTGACGGACCTGGGCCCGGCCTCGACGACACATCGAGGCCGGGCCCACCGTCCGCCAGTCCCATCCGACCACGACACCCCAGTTCCTCACGCGCCCCCACAGGAGGCAGATCAGTGACCACCCCGAAGACCACGACCACCACCGGCAAGGGCGCGAAGGCCGGCGGCGAGGCGGCCAACAGCGACACGCACGACGTCGACCGGGTCGCCATGGCCAGCCGCACCGCCGACGGCACCCCCGACCAGACGCCGGGCTTCGAGTACGTCGACCCCGAGGTGGCCGTCGAGGCCACCGCCGCCCAGCTCGCCGACCAGCGCGCCTCCGCCCTCGACCAGGAGCACCGGGGCGCCCCGGGCGACGACCCGCTCGACAACAAGCAGGTGGAGAAGCTCGCCGACGCCCAGGACAAGGCCGCCGAGGCCGCCCGCAAGGACGCCGAGGCCGAGGTCGACGCCCACAGCTGATGGTCGCCCACAGCTGATGTCCGCCCGACACCGGCGACGTCCCGTGCGGGGCGGCCACCTCAGCAGTGGCCGCCCCGTCGAGGACCTCGACCCACCCCCGACCGGGCCCGGCCCGGGCGCGCCACACCTCGGCGAGCCCGCCGGCGAGCAGGCAACCGCCGCACCCGACGGCATCACCCGCACCACCGGGCCCGAGCCCGACACCGACGAGAGCGAGGCCCCATGAGCGTCCAGTCCGCCGCGGTGACCGTGGCCACCACCGCCACCGCGCTGGCCGCCGTCGACGACGACTTCTCGTCGATCGAGGTCGCCAACGTCGGCGCGGCGACCGTCTACATCGGCGGCTCCGACGTGACCACCTCGAACGGGTTCCCGGTCGCGGCCGGCGCCTCGTGGTACCCGCCGCAGTCGCTGGCTGGCGGCGAGCGGGTCTACGGGATCGTCGCGTCCGGCACCGTCGAGGTCCGGGTGCTGCGCTTCGGGGTCGGCTGACCATGCCGATAGTCCTGTCCCAGCCCCGCTCCGTCACATGGCAGGCCGCCGGCGGGTCCATCCCGTCGTTCGGCGCGCTCGACGCCACCCTGGTCGGGGGCGGCGCCGCTTCGCCGATGGGCCTCGGCACCGGCGTGAAGCGGGACTCGCTGTTCGCCCGGGCGGGCCAGTGGTGCGACGCCTGGGGCCGCATCCAGATCGGGGCGAGCCCCACCGCTGCGGGCGGGTTCTGGACCATCGCCGGTCTGCCCGTCACCCCCCGGGGTGTCACCCACGGCACCTCCAACGAGGCGGGCAGCCGCATCGGTGACCTCCACATCCTCCACACGACGGCCAAGACCCGGACCCTCTGCGGGGTGTACGCGGACAACGGGGCGCTCGGCCAGGGCGTGTTCATCTTCCGCGAGTTCGACATCGTCTCCGTGAGCGGCACCGACGTGCTGGTGCCCACCGACTTCGCGTTCGGCGGCCACGAGCAGATCTGCCACGACTCCGTGCCGTTCAACCTCGTCGAGGGCGACATCGTCAACTTCACGCTCCGCTACGAGGCCACCTGACCGTGCCCGCCGACGACCTCGACGTCCTCACCCTGGCCGAGGCGAAGGAAGAGCTCGGCATCGGCGCCGCCGACACGTCGAAGGATCTGGTCCTGGCCCGCAAGATCTCGGCCGTCTCGCAGCGTCTCGACCAGGCATGCGGGCCGATCGTGCAGCGCACCGTCACCGGCGAGGTACTCGAGGGCGGCGGCCACGAGGCTTGGGTGAAGTTCGGGCCGGTGTTCTCGTGGACGACGGTCGCCGAGTACTCGGGCACCAACGCTCAGGTACTCGACCCCGAGGACTACGACACCCAGCCCGCCTACGGGTACGTGGCCCAACGCGGCGGCACCCCCACCTCGGTCTACAGCGGCCGCCTCTCGCGCCGCTCTGCCGGCGGGTCGCTCGTGTTCCCCGTGGGTCCCGAGGCCGTGCGGGTCACCTACGTGGCTGGCCGCTACGTAGACACGGCCGGCGTGGATGCGCTGTTCAAGGAGGCGGCCGCGGTGATGCTCCAGAACGCCTGGCGGCCCCAGGAGGCGGCGGTGCAGTCGCTCGGCGAGTTCGATGTGCCTGCCCAGAACTTCCCGAGGTTCGGGATCCCGAACTACGTGCGGGACATGCTGGCCGAGGAGTGGCTGGCGGGCCCGGTGGTCGCGTGACGGTCGGCACCTCGGTCGTCACAGCGTGCTCGGCGCTCATCGCCGCGCTGCAGGCCGACACCACCCTCGCCGCCGCCGGCGTGAACATCAGCTACGACGCCCCCATCCTGCCGGCGAACCTGCAGGCCACCGACGGCGACTACGAGGCGATCTGGCTCGGCGACGCCGACGAGACCGAGGAGATCCCCGTTCTGACCGCCGGGCATCTCCACCGCGACGAGACCATCGCTCAGCAGTTGATCATCCAGGTCCTCAAGCCCACCACGGACGGCACCCAGCTCGCCGCCGACACCCGCGCGGTCGAGCTGCTCACCCGGGTGCAGGACATCCTCGCCAACAACGTCGACCTCGGCGTCACCGACCCGGCCCGCTTCGAGGCGGTCCTCACCCGCTGGCGGCTCGTGCGCGGCTACCTGCCGAACATGCAGGGCCGCGGCGCCCGCTTCGAGGCCACCGTCGAGTTCACCGCCCGCCTCACCCCCACCTGAGGAGACCACCGTGAAGACCGTCCGCTACACCGGGCCCGCCACCCCGCCCATCACCATCAGCGACGTCGACGGCCAGTGGGTCACCGACGAGACCGGCGTCGCCCAGGTCCCCGCCGAGGTCGCCGACCGGCTCATCGATCAGGACGTCTGGCGCGCCGGCGGCGGCAAGGCCCCCACCATCGACCAGGTCCTCGCGGAGGTCGGCGTCGACCCGGGCCGCGCCACCGAGGCCCTCGCCGCCGAGCAGGCCTCCGACAAGCCCCGCGCCCGCCTCGTCGAGGCGCTCACCGAGATCGTCACGGCGCCCGCCGCCGACGAGCCCACCGCCGCCGACGACCCCGACGGCGGCACCGACACGTCCGAGGAGGACTGACCCATGGCCCTCAAGTCCGGGCTCGCCGCCCAGTTCGGCATCAAGACCGAGACCACCTGGGGCACCCCGGTCGTGGTCGACCGGTTCTACCCCGTCGTGTCGCTCTCCGTCGCCGAGCAGATCGCCCGCATGGAGTCCGAGGGCATCATCGCCGGCGCCCGCGTCCTGCGGTCCGCCCAGTGGGCGCCCGGCAACGTCGACATCGAGGGCGACGTCGGCATGGAGCTCTACCAGCAGGGCACCGGGCTCCTCTTCCGCCACATGTTCGGCGGCGTCTCCACCTCCGGGGCCGGCCCGTACACCCACACGTTCACGCCCGGTGACCTCACCGACGACCACTTCACCGCCCAGGGCGGCATCCCCGACGTGTCCGGCACCGTCCAGCCGTTCACCTTCGCCGGCTGCAAGGTCGCCTCGTGGGAGCTCGCCGTCACCGCCGGCGAGCTCGTCACCCTCGGCCTCACCATCCGCGGGAAGTCGCTGGCCACCGGCACCGCGCTCGCGTCGGCGTCGTTCGGTTCCGGGTCGGGCACCCCGTTCACGTTCAAGCACGCCTCGGTGACCATCGGGGGCTCCGCCGCCAACGTGAAGGGCATCAGCCTCAAGGGCGACAACGGCCTCGACGCCGATCGCCGCTTCATCGGCTCCGAGTACATCGCCGAGCCGCTCGAGGCCGACCTCCGCTCGTACACCGGCGAGCTCGACCTCGAGTTCGAGTCCCTCACCCAGATGAACCTGTTCCGCAACGGCACCGAGAACGCCCTGGTCCTCACCATCGACGCCGGCTCGGCGGCGAAGTGCGTGATCACCACGAACGTCCGCTACGACGGCTCGACGCCGGAGCTGAACGGCCGTGGCCTCACGCAGCTGAAGGTCCCGGTGAAGTGCGTCGGCGCCTCGACCGACGCCGGCGCGATCACCGCGGTGCTCACCAACTCGGACGCCACCCCGACCTGACCCGTGGCGGTCGTCGACGGCGTCCAGGTCCGCTTCGAGGGGTTCGCCGAGTTCCGGCGGCTGCTGAAGGACGCGGGCCCCGGCTGGGACCGAGTCATCCGTGGCGCCAACGCCAAGATCGCCCAGACGGTCGCCGAGAAGGCGAGGGGAGCGACCGAGACCCGTCAGCAGGCAGCGGCCGCTCGAGCGATCACCGGGCGGGGCGACCGGCGAGGTGCCGCCGTCGGCGTGAACCGCTCGCCGGCGTTCGCCCAGGGCGCGTTCTTCGGGGCGCTGCAGTTCCCTCAGTTCCCCGCCTGGGTCGGCAACTCGTGGGACGTCGGCGGCGCCGGCGGCCCGTACGCCATCAACCCCACCATCCGGGCGAACCTGCCCGACATCGTCGAGGCCTACGGCGCCGCGTTCGAGACGATCTGCGCGATGGCGTTCCCCGATGGCCGGCGGGTCCATGCCGCGAACGACTTCGTGCTCGTGCACTCCGACGGCCGCATCGCTGTCCAGCAGGGCACCGGAGCGTTCTGAGCTCGCCCCCGGGCAGGGGGGCGCCCGGCCGGGCCTTCGGGTCCGGTCGGGGAACCCTGCCCACCACCTGCCCGCCTGCCCACAGGAGCACCCCATGGCCAAGGCCCCAACCCCCGGCATCACCCGACAGATCGAGATCGACCATCAGGTCGAAGCCGAGCTGTCCCGCCGCATCCGCATCACCTGCACCGCCGAGAACAAGACCCACGAGCTCGAGTTCGGTGACCTCGGCCCCCGGGAGGACCGCATCTCGATGCAGCAGACCGGGTTCCCCGTCTCCGCGTTCTTCGACCAGGACCGCCTCGGCGCCCTGTCGGTCCTCGTCCTCTGGTGGACGATGCTCCGCCGCAACGGCAAGCCCAACCTCCCGTTCGCGAAGGTCGAGGCGAAGTACCGGGACAACCGCCGGTTCTCCGCCGCCGGGTTCATCGTCGAGGTGATCGACGCCGACGGCGAGCCGCTCGACGACGACGACGTCGCCTACGACGACGAGGAGCAGGCGGCACCCCCGGAAGGCTGAGGCGGGCCCTGCGTGAGCGGTGGCCCGCCCTCTCCGCGTTGTTCGGCCTGAAGCCCTGGGACGCCGACGGCGACAACCCCGGGTCGCTCACGTGGGGGGAGCTCCACGAGTACCTGCTCGCCGCTGACGAGCACGACCGCCGCATGCAGGCGCTGGCAGACCAGCGCGACCGCACCGGGAGGTGACCACAGATGGCCTCACGCCGCCTCGAGGTGGTCATCTCGGGCAACGCGAATGACGCGGTCCGCGCCCTGGGTCAGACCGAGCGGGCCGTCGGCCAGTTCGACCGGTCGTCGTCGCGGGCGGGGTCGCGGTTCTCGCAGTCGTGGCGCCGCGGCATCGGCGAGGTCGGTCGCGCCGTCACCGGTCTGGTCGCCGGCGCCGGGCTGGTCCGGTTCTTCCAGGGGTCGCTCTCGGAGGCGCAGCAGGCGCAGCAGGTGATGCGCCAGACCGCCGCCGTGATCCAGTCGACCGGCGGGGTCGCCGGGATCACCGCTGGCCACCTCGCCGGCCTCTCCGGGCAGTTGTCCCGCATCGCCGCCGTCGACGACGAGGTGATCCAGCAGGGCGGCAACCTGCTCCTCACGTTCCGCAACGTGCGGGCGGAGGGCGGCATCTTCGACGACGCCCTGGCGTCCGCCCTCGACATGTCCGCGGCGCTCGGCACCGAGCTCCAGCCGAACATCATGGCCGTCGGCCGCGCGTTGAACGACCCCGCCGCCGGGATCTCCCGGCTCACCCGGATGGGCGTCACGTTCACGCAGCAGCAGGAAGACCAGATCAGAGCGATGGCCGCGTTCGGCGACACGGCCGGCGCCCAGCGGGTCATCCTCGAGGAGCTGGCCACCGAGTTCGGCGGCGCGGCCGAGGCCAACGCCACCGCCTCGCAACGGATGAGCGTGGCGTGGGGCAACGTGCAGGAGGCGATCGGCACCCTGCTGCTCCCAGCGTTCGACGCCGGCGCCCAGGCCGTCGCCGGGCTGTCCGAGTGGTTCACCAGCCTCGACCAGACCACACAGGGCGTGATCGCCGGGGTCGTGGCGCTGTCGGTCGCGTTCGCCGCCTTGTGGGCGACCTTCGGCGGGCCGGTCACCCTCGCAGTCGCTGCGGTCGCGGCGATCGGCACCGAGTACTACTTCCTCTACACCCGGGTCGATCAGGTCCGAGCGATCGTCGACGGCGCCTGGCAGGCCATCCAGGCGTTCGCCGCCGCGGCCGTCGCGGCGATCCGGTCGATCGACTGGAAGCCGCTCATCGACGCCGGCGCCGACCTGTGGGACCAGATCGTGCTGCTCGGCGAGTCGTTCGGCGGGTGGGCGAACGTCGCCCGGGCCGCCGGTGTCGTGATCGGCGCCGCCCTCATGGGCGTGATCGCGTTCCTGCGGTCGGTGCTCGCCGTCGCGGTGCCGGTGGTGTCGACGTTCATCCGGCTCGGCGCGATCACCCTCGGCACGATCCGTGGCGCGGTCGGCGCGCTACGTACCGCGATCTCTGGGGTGTCGTCGGCGGTGTCGACCGCCTGGTCGTGGGTCCAGAAGCTCGCGGCGAACAACCTCGGCACGATCCTGTCGGCCGCGTACCGGCTCGCGTCGCCGTTCATCTCGGCCTACAACGCGGCCAGGAATCTCCTCTCAACCCTGCAGGGCATCGCCAGCCGCATCTCGTCGATGCCGTCGCTCCCATCCATCAACATCCCCGGGTTCGCCCGCGGCACCGAGTCCGCTCCCCGAGGCCTCGCCATGGTCGGCGAGCGCGGCCCCGAGCTCGTGGCGTTCCGTGGCGGCGAGAGGGTCTTCACCGCACTGCAGACCCGGGCGATGCTGTCCGGCGGCTACGGCGGCGGCGGCGGGTCGTCTACGACGATCCACGTCCACGTGCACGGCACCGCGACGCCCTCGGACGGCCAGGCGGTCGTCG